CTTCCAGTTTTTAATACACGTCATCCATACTGGTCGGTGGCGACGGAACTTAAATTAGGAAACGCCTTGGGCTGTTCCTATGCCAAGTGATTGGCCTTGTGCGCTTGCTCCGGCAGATCCACCGAATTGCGATGTTTCTGCTGTTGCTAAGCGTTGACGAGTGGCTTGAGCTTGTACGGCTTCAGGTCCACTTAGTGCTTCTTGTAAACCTTGTGCGGTGTTGTAGTTACCGTAGGCTTTTCCATAGATATTTGCTAATGTTCCAGCCTGTTGATTAAGTTGTTGGGCTGATGCAAAGGCTTGTGCTTGCTTAGCGTAATCAAGTGCGCCAGCACCCATACCACCAGCAACTTGTGCAGCACCTGCAATATCAGGTATTCCTGCGCTAGATGCGGCTGCGGCTAATGTACCCTTTTGAGCAATAGCGTTAAGGATTGGTTGAGCCTTAGTTGGATCCATAAGCATTGCTGCTACGCCACCAAGATCAATACCGTAATACTGTTGTAGCGCTGCTGTTCTAGCAGGATCTACTTGAGTTGCGGCAATGTCCTTGTAAGATTGAACGATGTCGCCAACTTCTGCTGCTGATTTGTCAAGAGCGATAAACTGTTGAAAGTCTGATGGTTGATCGTAAAAGCCAGCAGGCATACCCATGTTACGAAGGGTATCTGAAATGTTTTGTTCTGATTTTAAGATATCTGCTTCAGATAGTTGAGGCAAACCATTAGCAGTACGCATAGCATTTGTCTTACCAAAACGATCTTGGTATTCAGGAGTAGCCTGAAGGGCCGCATACCATCCAGCAGAAGTAGTAGGGGCATCTGGTGCTGTTACTTTTGAAAGCAAAGCGTTGGCTAGGTTGCCCAAACCAAGCGCTTGAAATTGTGCTTGGAATTGACCAAAGGCATCGTTAACGCTTGTTTGTCGTGCTGCTGCAGTAGTTGCTGCTTGATTTGCCAATGCGGCTTGAACTGCAGCATTAACATCCGCTTGAGTAAAAGTAGTTGGTGTTGCTGGTGTAGCTGAAGCAGCCGCTGCTGCAGGAGTAGCAGGAGTTGGGGTAAAGGTAGGAGCTGCTGGTAATGGCTTTGCAGTTGTAGCAACTGGACCTTGTTGTGTTGCACTTACAGCAGGAGCAGTACCGCCAGGAACAGATACAGTTCCCGCTGATTTAACAGGGGTAAATGCTGGCGCTGAAGCCGCTTTTGGCGCAGGTGCTGGAGTTGAAGTTTTCTTTGTAGTCGCCATTACGCATTAATTCCAAATCTTTGCAATACGCTTGATGCTAAATCTGATAATTGAGCATGTGCGTTTTGGGTATACTTCCAAGAAGGATCTTGCTTAACCATTGACTGCAAATCTGATTGACTCATGGTTGTCTTCCCGTCTCCTTGTAGGTACTTCTGTACGTATGGATCGTCAAGAGTTACTGTTGCTGGATTTTTTTCAAGCAATTGAGCCACTGTGTCAATAGCAGGTTTTGCTACATCCATAGGTGAAAGTCCAGCATCTAGTTGTGGCTTGAGATAGCCGTACTTAGCCAAAGCCATGTTCTTGAAATTATTTTCAATATTGTCAAAAGTCAAGGTACCTTTTTCAAGGTTAGCCAAATCCAAGCGAGTATTAACATCTAGTTGCTTGGTTGTTGGGTCAATTGTATTGACACCATACTTGGCAGCCAATTGGTTGTACTTGTCAATGTCAGATTGTTGGGCTGTGGTTTTGCCAGCCTTAATAGCATCTGCATATGAGTTAGTAAGTTGTTGTTGTAACCATACCTGTGGGTCAAATCCTGGTGTAGATGTTTCGCTACTAACGGTTCCGTCTGGATTAGTAACTGTTGTTACTGACTCTTGGTTTCCTGGCTTTTTAGCCTCAGCGACAAGGGCTTGTTGCCAAGTAAGGGTGTTACCCTTTGCATCTTTGAATGGTGATGCCATATCCATGGCGGTTGGCATACGACCAAATACTTTATTGAATGTTTGGTAAAAATAACCGTCTGCTACCTTGCTGTAATCTGTAGTCTTGGTTTGAGTTACAGGAGCATTTTGTCCAAAGCCTTGAGCCTTAAGGCTAGCAAGGTAATCGTTTGGATCCATTTGGCTTTGTTGTGAGCCAAGCAATACTTGAATCCAAGCGTTTTGAATACGAGTTGGATTTTTCTCAGACTTGCTGATAAGAGCAGCCTTGACCAAAGAACTACGAATTTGTGCAAGGTTTGTAGGTGTACGGGCTTGTGATAGCAAATCACCAATTGAGGTAGGAACTACCTTGCCACCTACTTTAAGTGGAATTGAACCTGTAGCACTTACTGACGTTCCTGAGTTTGGATCATAGATAGTTGATCCAGTACCAGCAGTATTGCCACCAAATGCCCCAGCAGGAACATTTCCACCATATCCACCAGCACTACCAAAGCCACCAGCATTAGTAACGGCTGGTTTAAGGTCTTGTGGTAATAACTTTAATTGTTGTGCTTGTGCAGCTAAAAGTGTTTGTACGCTTCCATCACTATAGGTTACATGGATCGTACCGTCTGCTGGATTGGCAATAGAACTTACCGGTGTTGGAGTCGCCATTTATTAACCTAACTTTGAGAATACGCTTTGGATAACTGCCGCTAAACGTGGTTCGTTTAGAGCAACAGCATCAAGGTGATTTTGCCAGTTTTGATTTTCTTCATTGACTACAGGGCCTTGAAGGTTCATCATCTTAAATTGATTTAATCGTTCTGCGTGAACTGAGTAATCGTTCATCAAGCCACGAACAAGGTTTGCTTGGTCATGGGTTGGCGCATTAGGAGAACTAAAGATTTGTTGCAATTGGTTGTATGCGTTAAGCGCATCGTTTTTGCCGTTTTGATTTGTGTAAGAATCATACCATATTGGGTGAAGGTTCTTCATCTTAGTCATAACAGCAGACCAACGATCATTCTCTTGTTTTTCGCTAAAGGTGTCATAGTTTGCCTTAGCTTGGGCAATAATCTTTGTGTGGGTGGCTTTATCGCCAGCAATTAAAGCATCGCCTTCGGCAATATAAAACTGAGTTAAAAGATCTTGTGGAGCGCGAGTAGAACGAAGTCCCATATTTAGAAGTTCGTTGTACACGGTCTTATCGTTTACCGCTGTTGGATCTTGTGGGATTAAGAAGAACGCACCAGAAGCAACATTTGATTTGTCGCTAAACCATTGTGGATTATTCTTAATAAAATCAACAGTACCTTGAACGTAAGGATACTTAGCGCCTGGTATCATATTTTCAGTTTTGCTTACGGTGTAGGAAACTGAACTAGATCCATGTTCGCCAAGGAAGGTCATTAGGGCATCGTTATAGTTACCCTTTTGCTTTACTAACTTCCAGAATTCATCGCGTAGCCCAGCATCTTCTTGAGATACCTGTGGGGCTAATGGAGATAACAAACCAAGTACAGACTTGATAATCAAGATACTTCTAGCGTTATCCTTAATGCGGTTAACGTAGTTTTGTAATTGCCATTTGTCAGCATTCTGAGATGGCACTTGACCATGGTAGTAAGCCGCCGCCAAAGCCCCTGAAAGAGCATTGCTATACTGATTGCCAAAGTCAACACCATTAACGCCAGCAGCATCAACCGCACTCTTAAACCATGCAGCAGGAACTACTGTGTCAAGCATCCCACGCTTAAATGATATATCTCCGATTGTTCCTTTAACTACAGGATTAAGCGCTGGGAAAAAATCCGAAAGAATGTTTCCGCTTACTGCAAGGAACGGCGATACGCCAGGTGTTTGAAGTTCAGGCAATACAGACTTCAAAGAAGTCATGCTTCCCTTAACGGTAAGTGGTAGACCAGATACCATTGGCACACCAAATGCGTTTAGCGTACCTTGAACTGCTTCACCAAAAGCACCAGCGCCAGGTATGTAAATATACTTGTTGCCTTGGTCGTCTGTTTCCATGAAAGTAGGATCAGATAAAGCATGTTCTGCTAGTTGATAAAAGCGCAAACCTCTTGAAAAAGCAGGCGACATAATGCTTGTATCTTTGAGTGTGCGGAAAGCACGTTTCAAAGCCTGCTCTTGAGCAAAGTAAAATGGCAAGAAGTTACGAGACAATTGAGCAAATTGATTGCGCAAAGCCGTATTGTGGATCTGTGGAAGCATGCCATATGTCGCTTGTGTTTGAGCAAAGCGTAGGGCTTGGTTTGCTTCCATAGTTCCGTTTTCAATCATTGGAACATACTTGGCATAAGCGTCTGCTACGTGCATTAAATACAAAGGCTCACGTGAAAGGTTGCTTACAATTGGATCCATTACCTTTTTGAATCCAAGGTTGGCAATTGTAGTAATCCAGTTTTTACTACCAACGTAAGGCTCAAGCATCGGACCTGCTACAGCTGCTGGCATAGACTTAGGCATCTTTTGAGCCATGGCTGCAATTTCATTTAGATCTGTAGCATCACCATTAGATAGGTTCTTTGCCACATTTTTTAGAACTGTACCGTCTTTACCGATCATCATGCCCAAAGCGTTATCAACACGATCCGCCGCAAAAGCACGTGGATCTTGATTTTGCCAACGAAGAAGTGTCTTTGACTCAGCATTGTATGGCTTGTAATCACCAGCAAGGGTAGCCAAAATGCGTTGATGTTCTTTGTTAATTAAGTCTTCACGCAATGCTTTGTATTCTGCATGTTGAGGCATGTAATCAAGATGATCTTCAATTTGAAGTTTACTCTTGCTACCAAGTGCTTTTACAAAATCTGAAGCAATGTTTTTATTTACTGTTTCTTGTGAAGCACGAAGAAGGTTAGTTGCATAGCGTGGTACAAAGTGTGGGCTATCTACCGAGTAAGTTGTATATTCAGGTAAATCACGGAACATAGGACTGTTCCTTTGAATTTGATAATAATAGTTTGCTGCTTTGGTTGATTGATAAGCAGTCATTGCGTCATCACCATGCCCAGGCGATACTGCTTCTGAAAGAATATGGCCTTTGTTTGCCATGATTAATTGTTGAGCAAGATCCATCTGCTCAGGAGCAGTCATTTTTGCGGCAAACTTTAATCCACGAGCCTTGGCTTCTTGGAAGGTTGGAAAACCAGTCTTATCCCAAGCATTGCTAATGCCCTTTGAAATACCAAGGGATGTAAGCGCTGCTGGGAGAATATGCTTTGCTTCACCTGAAGTAAGGTCATAATCTGCTTTAGCAGCAGATGCTGCCAACTTAGCCTTAAATGTATTAACGATGCCATAGCGAGCAAATGTAGGGATAAGTTCTGCTGCTGCTACACGTAGACCAAAACCTGCTGTTGCAAGGGCTAATGGCTTAAAGAATGTGTTGGTATATTTGTCAGCAATAAAATCATCTGCTTGACCTAAAACTTTATTTACACGACCAAGATCGCGCACAGCCCGCTTCATTGCATAGAAGTCAGGAATGTTAAACATATCATTAGCGTGGTGAGGGTTAATACCATCAACCTTAGTATCGCCAGTCTTGGTTGTATATTCACCCAATGGCTCACCAGTAACTTTTGATCCGTAGATCTGTGTACCAACTAAAGGTTCATCTATACTATTGGTTTCGTCAAATGCTTTCTTGACAAGGAAGTTATCATCAGGCAATCCCATTGCTTTCAAAGACTCAAAGTAAGTTTGGTTTTTGATAGCACGTGCAGCGTTAATATCGTTTGCTGCTACTGCTTCTGCATACTTGCCAGCCATCTCTTTGGCTGCTGAATCGCCCATACCAAAACGAGCAATACGGTATACGGTTGTGGCTGCGTCAGGCGCATTCCAACGAAATTGAGTTAAAGATAGTTTGCCAGTTTGAGCGTCAACACTGTATGGCATATAACCTGAGAAGGTCTTATATACGCCAGAGGTTAATTTGTTAACCTTTAACTGATCTTGAAGTGGCTCAGTAAACTTAGCACGAAGTAGTGTGCGCTGTGGCAGCATGGCATGACCAGCAAGGTTGCCACTCATTTCGTCAAAGTAAAGACCAGTCTTGAAGAATTGGTGAACTTCATCTACGTTGTCCATAGATCCAAGACGACCAGCTGCAATTGTTCCAAGTTGAGGATACTTTGCTGCGATTTCACCAGCGGCTTCTGCGCTAGTTTTGGCATTCTTAGCGGTATCTGCAATGTCTTGGATAGCACGATTGTAGTTACGTGATGTTGAATTAAAAACACCAGTGCCTTGACGCACTGCGTCAATTTGATCTGATGTTAAAGCAACACCTGATTGAGCATCAAGAAAATTCTTAACACCAGGAATGGCTCTCATAAGTGGATACTTAAGCTGAGTTTCTCCGGCTTTATCTAAAGTAAGTAAATTACCGCCACGCATAGCTTGACCAAAACGACCAATAATGTTAATTGGATCTGCTTCTACGTCAAAGCCAGCATCTGTTATGCCTGATACAAATGAACCGATTGATCCAAATAGACCTTTATCGGTAGACTTAAAAGCATCTCCTGCAGCTTTTAATCCAACTGTATCTAGCGCTGAACCTATTACATTGGTAAAGTCACGACCTGCTGAAACTTTATAGTTTGGATCTTCAGAGTTTTGAACCGATTGCTTGTATCCAGGAAATAAGTTTGCTAGTTTGCGCTCTGCTGCCGCTGCAACATCTGCTCCAACTGCCATACCTGCTGGACCTGCTAAAGCACCAAGTGCGCCACCGCCGATAACTCCTAGCGTGGCTGCGAAACCTGGTAAAAAACCATTGTTTGTATATACAGAGTGGATAAACTTGTAATCTTTTTGAATCTCTTGTAGTGGCTTTGCTGCCCATGACATGGCAGTAGATAAGCCATTTCCTAGTTTACCCCAAAAACTTTGTGTACCATTTGCGGCTGCTTGTTCAGCAATGCCGTCTTGTGCGCCGATGGTATTTACGGCATGCGAAACTACCTGCGAAGTAACAGCGGGATTAGTTGAATTAGCAACATCCATCGCAGCACCAGGATTGGCGGCAAGCGTAGGTGTTACCCAGTTTGTCCAGTCAATACCAGCCAAGTTAGAATGCCTGTCCTATTCTCTGCGCTAAGTACTTCATTGTAGGAGAAGCATTTGGTGCAGAAGCCATTGATTGAAATAGGCTATAAGCGGTTTGATATTGCCCTTGAATATCACCAGTCTGTTGAACTGGGTGTGGAGTTGTTACATGCTCCCAAGGACGTTGAGATGGATCTGTCAACTTTGGAAGTGTTGACATATCTACAGGTGCTTGTTGAGCAGGTTGTTGTCCTTGCTGTGCCGCTTGGGCTATATCAGCTGTAGACATTGGCTTTACATCAGGTGTTGCTGCCATAGGCGCTGATGCTTGAAGATTGGTTAGATCTTGACCATCGCCGTAATTTGGCATACCAGATATGTAAGCTATTGATTGTTTTGAACCAGCACCGCCATCAGTTCTATTTTTTGTTGGAGTTGCTACCATTGCTGGCTTATCTGCCTGTGGCATGCTTATTCTCCCTCTTGTAGTGTTTCAATGGTTCGGGCTGCGTACTCGTGAAACGACTTTTCGTCTTCCACGAAACTTGCCTGCGTCGCTAACATCTCAGTTAATATCTGAAAGAAGTTAGATATTACATCCGCAAAATCAGATGCGGTATTAGAGAACAGGGCAAATATGTCCCACTTGGTTACCCGTGTAGGAACGTTGCCCTGCTCATCCAAATTCATTTATTTACTTCATTGGCTTTCCGGCAGTTGTTCCTGTGCCTTTTGTGCCTGAAGGTTGCTTTGAGTAAAGACTTGTTGAAGGCTTAGCCTTTGAAGCGCCTGCCTTTGATTGAATATTAGTCTTTTGTGTTACTGCTTGTGAGGATCCATGTCCACCTTGGTTCTTTGGTGAAGGAACCTTTGTAGTCAGTGATGACTTCATTGTTGCCATTGTTTATCTCCTATAGGATTGAATTAGACAGCCAAACGCGTTTTATACTGGCTGCCTTCTGATAACGCCTGCCGATAGGTTTGGCGCACCAGAAGATGAAAGTCCTGCGAGTAGTGTCTCTAGTGCAGGTCGTCCGCCAGGTGCCATTCCTGCTTGTCCTGGAGCAACGCCTTGCATTCTTCCAGTAGCAGACAATCCTGGTGGGAGTTGTCCTTCTTGACCAGGTTGTCCTGGTTGAGTAGGCTCCCCCGAAGGAGCCTGTCCAGGGGCTTGTGCCTCACCTGCGGCTGCAACTTCAGGGGAAACTTCTTGTTGTTGTGGCATAAAAGCCTCAGCAACTACTTCTTCAATTGACCTACCCTTAGCACGACCATCAATTACTTGGGCCATTGCTGTAAGAATCTTAGAAGGATCTTGTCCCTGTGCAGCCATAGCAGGTAGCGCTTGAGCATAACCTGATACTGCTTGAATTAACGCATCGCGTAATTCTTCAATTTCAACTTTTTCTTCTTCCATGGTTACGTTTAGTTCCCATGGCATCTGACGACGCAAGAAGTCACGAGAGATAAGTTTATCACCACGTGCTTGTAATCCGAATACCAAAGCGCGGTTTGGATCTAGTCCAGCCATTAGGCCATAAGTAACATCGCACCAGTAATCGCCTTGGATTGCATCCTTTGGCTTATAGGTAATTTCGTAAGGAGCGCCAGCGTTAACACCGCGTACTTCCTTCTCAACATCACCAAATAACTTTTCGTCCATCGTAAAGCAGATACGCATTACATGGCGGAAGGTTTCAGCAAGTACTGCTTGTGCAGTCTTGACTTGGGTATCAAAGCCACCCATTAGGGCTTGTACACCACGACCAGTTACGATTGAACCTGATTGTTGTCCTAGACGACCTTCAGGGTAACGTGAGCCGGTGCGTAATTCTTGATCTAGTTGTGCTGTCTCTTGGAAGATGCCGTTAGGAATATCAAGACCAACACGGCGGATCTTCTCTGGATTAGCAGAACGGATGGTTGCATCTGGTCCGATTTCAAGAACGTTAACATCTGCTGGTAGAGCAAATGGTGCTTGAACAGACTTCTGTGCTGCTTCTAGTTGAAGTGTTGCAAATCTAGCACGGGCAACTTGTACCCACATAATGTCGTCAAACTGACCGCGTTGGTTCTCATCTGAGTCAACGCCAGGACGAACAGCAATAACCACTGGCAATTCGCCAAGGGTATTCTTAGCACGTTCAAGAACTAGGTTTCTACGCTCTGGGATAAAAAGAACTAACTCATCCTTATCTTGGTAGCGGAATATCTCAAGCATACGCTCTGAGTTGCGGTTCTCATATTGTCCGCGGATTTCGCCTTCAAGTTCTGGAAAATCATTGATAAGTTCGCGCACTGTCTTTTGGTAGCGCTTGGTGTAGGAAAGCAACTTGCCAAATCTATCGTATTCAGGATAGGTACCAATTGGGCTATCAATACGGATCATTGGGCGATTGTTTTCGTAGTCTGGCTCAATGATAAAAGCCAACATACCGTAGGTGATATAGCGATCTGCACCTGAGTACATCAAAGTCTGTAGGTTACATGTGTCGCGGTATCCAGCAGCAATCATGGTGCGGATGTCAGCGCGTTTTCTAGCACGATCTGAGGTGCTATTAGTTGTCATGCAAGAGAAGGTAGGAAGCGGTGCGATTACTTCTGATACGTCACGGGCAGCAACGTCAATGAAGTTGGCAACCATTGGCTTAGGGAATTCATCAGGGAACATGCCAGGGAATACCTGTTGGATGTTACCTTGACGGATTGAAAGCAAGTCTGCATAGCGAGCATCACGAGTATGGTAATGATCGCGTAACTTGCGTACCTTTACCGCAAGTACGTCAATATCTGTTGCCATAGAAGGTTCCCCCGTTGACTGCTAGTTTTTCTTGAAGTTTCTGATATTCCTCTAGGTTCACTACTCGGCGTTGTTTCAACTGATCGCGGGTAGCAAAAGGATTTTTTACGAAGGTACCACCATATGCACCTGCTTGGTTAATGTAGTCACGCATCTGCGTCTCTGCAAACCACAGAGCCATAGGACCGTCTTGCTTGTTCTTAGTTCCTGCTGACCAAGTAATCAATTGCTCAATCAGCGCTTTAACATGTTCGTTGTCGGCTCGTGGCAATTCCAATAGGTTGTTTTTCATATGTTTGCCTTGGTTGTCTACAGAGCCGAACAGTCCCGCCATAGATGCCACACCGAATTCAGCATCCATCTTGTTTGCGCCAGTATAGTGTTGCACTAGCCTGATACCTCTAGAAGCGAGGTGGCGGTTAATTTCTTCGTCTTGGGTAAGGAACAATTGAAACGCGTTCTTTTCAATTACCCATACCTTTGGGCGGTACTTGTCCGTCCATGTCTTAATTAAATCTCTGATCTGCTGTGGGGTAGGTGCGGGCATCCGTGATGCCTCTAGCAAATACCGCTTGCCTGTGGTTCTATCGCCAGCCATTACGACTGAGAAAGTATCGCCAGACATGGCAGGATCCATTGAGCAAACAATGTATTGATCGTTAATAACATCAGGATGTCCTGGTGCGCCAGGAATCAAAGGTCCGATTGCTCGCATACCTGAGATAGATCCGCGTACACAATCAGGACTAAAGATTGCAGTTGACTCAACATCTTGCTGTTGGTAAACCATAGCCCAAGTCTTTGGGTCAATAAGTCCACGGCGCTTGCGTAGATGCTCACCTGACCAGCGTGGGTATAAACCGTCTGCATCTGGCAGAGTATCGTCAGCATCCCATGGGCGATCTGACTTAGGCCATAAGGTTACCCAGTCATTTGGGTCATCCTTAAATTCTAGAACAGCTGGCATAGCCAGATATGTCCAAGGGCTAACATTATCAGGGTAGCGATCTGGGTTACGCATCTCGCGGTAAAGATCCATTGGATCTACGCGAGTGCCTACGCAGAGAATCTTTCCGGTAGGACCAACACGGGTAAGAACTTCCTGTTGGATCCAGCGAATTTGCTTTTCATACTCACCGGCATTAGCGAGGGTAACGCAGTCGTCAAGAATAATTAGATCGGCACGTGCGCCGTAGATCTGACCGCCGATACCTAGAGCTTGAACGGTTGGATCTTTTTCACCTGAGTCGCGCTCAAGGTAAATGCTGTCTGCGGTCCACTTGTCTGCGGTGGCCTTAAAGCCTTCTACTGGTGCGTAGCGTCTTTGTAGTTCTGCCCACTGAGGTGCGGTAAGTCTTTGCTTGATGGCATAGAGGAATTCTTTAGCCATTGCCTGGGTCTTGGAAACTAGCTTGATACGAACGTTGGGATTTGTAACGATCCGATAAGTCACGTAGTCAATTGAGACTGTCATGCTCTTGGCGTGTTCAGGCGGCATGTTAACCAGCACGTAGTTCTTAAAGCCCTTCTCGTACTTCATGTTGCCATGAAGCCAAGCAGGCTCACTCTCTTCTAGCAGAGAGGTAATGTTGCGTTGGTGTGGGAAGGTCTTTGAGTTTAGGTACTTAGCCCGAAAGTCCTCAAAAGAGATTTCAACATCTTCAACCGCCACTACACCCTTGCGCTTTTGAATTACGCGGAGTAGGTCTACGGCTTCCTTAAATTGCGGATCGGAAGCCCGATAATATTCGTAGGACTTGACTGACTTGCCTACAGCGCGACAAGCATCCTCTACAGTCACCCCATCTTCCAAAAGCGCGAGAATGCGCTTCTTGGCATCTGGGGCGGAAAGTTTGGCACCTGGTGCCAACTTGTAGCTATTGCTCTTATCGCTAATGGTAATAATCCTTTGAGGGGGCTGCCTAGGGGCAGCAATTGGGTAATCTTTAGGGGGCGCTCTTAGCGCCTAAAGTTTTTGTTTTTTTCTATTGGGAAGCCTTCAAGGCTTACGGCTTCCAACCCTAACTACGTCAGCCCCAAAGGCTGACTCCGTACCACACCGTTCGTCTCAACTGCATCGTTCGCTTGAGGCTCACTCTGCCGTGAGCCGAACGGACAGAACCGTATTTATTTTAACCCCTATATATACTAAGGCGTTCCTTTTGAGGTTTATCCCGCTTTTTGGTGTGTGATGTTA